TGTAAAAGATAATATCGGTACAAAAGAACAACGTACTTCAATGATTGAATATGCACAAGACATAAAAAGACAAACAGACGAAAAACAGTTAAACTTTAGTAATAGAGGTTGTTGGCGACACGAGTTTGACTATCCTGATATACAATGGTTAGTAGAAGAACTTCGCTTATTATGTAATAGTGCAATAGAAACTTATGCAGTAGACGATCCGTTATATGGTGAAAAACTTAAACATTATGGACCACCAGAAGTTAGTTACTGGACAAACATAAATGAATTAGATAGTAAAAATGCCTTACACGATCATCGACTTCATCACTATGTAGCAGTTTATTACTTACAAGGAAAAGATACAGGTGATATTGTTTGGCATAATCCAATGAACTTAACAGAAAGTTGTCACCCACACGCACCGTTTACTAGTAGATACAGTATGTCTCCTGAAGACGGACAATTAATATTATGGCCCGCTTGGATGCCACATGAAACAGAAACAAACAAAAGTAATATGCAACGAATCAATGTTGCTTTTAATATTAGGTTTCAAACACCTAGATATATTGGAGGAAAATAAGATATGAAGTTTGATAGTTTAAAAGATTCAATGAAAGTTACAGGTAAAGACATAACAACTGATACCGATGAATTAACAGAAGATCAAAAAGATATAGTAGGTTATGCTATTAGCAGTAACTTTATTATGCCAGAGTTTAAAGCAAAGCACTTTGTTGGACACGCAAATATTACTCCGTACGGTGCAATGAAACAGTATTTAATGGAAATACAAAGTAGAGAATCCGGAATTAAATCACAAGAATATGAACTTGCAAAAATTGAACTAGCGATAGATGAGTTTGCAGATAAAAGAGATAACTCAACGGATGAGTTTGATAAACGTAGAGCACAAATTGAAATAGATTATGCAGAAGCAAGACGTGATGGCTTTGTAAGAAATTTAAGAGGGCAACGTGAAGAACGTTTAATGTATTTAAAATTAATTGACGAATTGTCTAATAGTGAATACGGTACATTAGAAGATGGAACAAAGTTAATTGATATATTTGACAATCCTGAAAAGCAAGAACAAGCAGAAAGAGAATACTGGATTAAACGTTTAGGTAAACAATCTGCTATGGATATGATTGCATACGGAAAAGTAGGAGTTGGAAACATGGATAGTTTAACAATGTTATCTTACGAAGACCAACAAAAAGCCATAGAACTTGCAAGTGATGTATTTGTTCATAATGAACGTAGACTACAACAAATAGTTCACAAAAGCAATCAACAAGCACAATTAGGTAATGCTTCAGAACTAACGGAACAGTTAAAAATTTCAGTACAAAAGGAAAAGAAAAATGATTGATCTGTTATTAAAAGGTCAAGTGTATTTGTTTTTAATTATATTTGTAATGATGATTGCAGGTATGGTTAAAGATAATAAATTATTTTCAGATGTTTTTACATTCTTTGCAAAAAATTTAAAAAGTAAAAAAGCAGTAGTGGCAGTAGTTAGTGCTATTACAGGACTATTACCGATCAAAGGACGGGTAACAGTGAGTGCTGGTATTTTAGATACTATAGCACCTCCAAAAGGATCTCCTGGGAGAGAAAAGTTTGGACCTATAGATTATGTGTCAACACATCATTATTATTTTTGGTCACCTATAGAAAAAACAGTAATACTACCAATGGCGGCACTTGGTTTAACATATGGGCAATTTATCGGAATGCTTTGGCCCTTGTTGGCAATTACAGTTATATTCATTTTGTCTTACTTAATCTGGGGTGTAAAAGAAAGTGACGTAGACATAAACGTTACAGACGGTGTAGTAAAAGTCAGTAGAATCACTAGGTATGTAATGCCTTATATTATAGGTGTTGGATCTGTAATTGCAGGTGTTAACTTTCTTTGGGTATTTGGTGCATTAACATTATATTACATGGTAGTAACACAAACATTTGACTTTAAAAAGTTATTAGGGTATGTTGATTGGAAATTACTTGCATGGGTGGCAGGCATCATTGTTGCGGCAAACTTCACAAGGCAGTATACAAATGAGATCAAACAGTTTTTAGAAACAAGCGGAATTGATATTACAACATTATCGGGGTTTGTTATTTTATCCTTAGCAAGTTTTGGTGGTGCATTTGCATTAGGATCTAGTTCTAGGTTTGGTGCATTAACAGTTATTATGGCGTCAATATATGGAGTTCAGTACTTACCTTGGTTCTTTGCAGTAGACTTTGCAGGTTATATGTTAAGTCCTATGCATAAATGCGTAGCAATAGGAAAGATGTATTTTGGAACTAAATTGCGTTATTATATATCGATATTAGGTATTTGGGCCGGTTTAGTTGTAACAACTGCTGGATCATTATTATTATTAAACATATAAATATTACTATAGCAAAGGTAATATAATATGAAACTTCCATACTTTTCAGACGATTACGAAGGCGAATTCGTCATACATAATGTTGATTGGACCGACGGTGTAAAAACTGAAGATCGTGAATGGATTCCTAGAACAGTGATGAATGATGATCATAGAGGTTATGCAGTTATTGTTGGAAATGGAACTAGTAGAGTTAGAAAACAATTTAATTTATCTATGTTAGAAAATCACAGTGGCGGTTTACTAGCAAACAAAAGAATTCAAACTTATGGTTGTAATGCTTTGTATAGAGATATGAAAACAGATTTTCTAGTTTCTATTACTGAAGAAATAACAGATGAGATAGCAGAAAGTAAATTTTCAGAAACTAACATTGTTTATACAACTGCTAAAAATGTTGTAAAGTATCCAGGCAAGTTTCACTTAATACCACAGAATCTTAGTTACTACAATGCAGGAACAGTGGCAACATATTTGGCTTGTTTTGATAAGCACAAAGAAATTTACTTAATTGGATTCGATAATCAACCTGATGCTTCTATGACAAATAATGTTTATGCTGATACATCTTGTTATCCATCAGCAACAGATAAATCTCACCAAGAAAAGCAAATAGCTCATATGAAAGTAATGTTTGATAATTATCAAAATGTAAACTTTCATTGGGTAAATGATAATCCTGCTTACACTTTTCCAGATGATTGGAAGTGGTGTAAAAATGTAAAATATTTAGATTATAGACAGTTTATTAGTGACATTGATATAGGTGTCAATTTAAGATATAACTGGAAGTAGTTAAACTACAATTCTCCAATTTTTTGGAAGATACTCTCCCTCGAAACTTTTAAGCCATTGCGTACCAGTCCATTTGTATTGGATACTAGTAGTAGCATTTGTAACGTAACTTAAATCCGCGGTACCAGTTGCTTGAAAAGATATAATCCATTTACTTCCGTCCCACTGAATAATATCATTAGTTTTAGCAGTAAAGTCGTCGCCGTTATTTGCTTTCCAAAAATCTGGACCATCTGTATTACCAGCCGCACCTATGTCTTCTAATATTAAGTAACGATTTCCTGTAGTTTTTACAACAGATGTCGATGTTGCTTTTGAGGGTCGTATAATGGCATTTATTGCCGGTAAGGTGTTAGTGGGTATAGTGTCACTATCTACCGTTACAAGAAGGATATGAGGGTCTGCTGGGTGATATGCAACGGTTCCTACAACTTCAGAATCATTGTCTTGTATAAAACGTATTTGTGTAATACCTGGATTTATAGGACCGTACTGCTCTAATACTGCTCTCCAACTTGGCTTTTTTAAATTTTCTGAAGTAATTTTAGTTGTATCTAAAGTATCACTTATACTTTCTTTACTCTTATCAACAAGTTCAGCCTGTCCGTTTAAAAGTATAGCACCGTAGTTACCTGGAGTAACACCTAATCTTGTTCCCATAATTAAGTTATCATCTGATATTGAAGTTACTAGGTCTCCACTTCCGTCATATACACTATTAATAATTTTATGTATGACACCCATCTTTTTAACATTAGCAGGCATACTTAACCAAATTGGCATACTAAATTCTAGTGTTGCAATATCTATTTGGTCTTCGGTACCAACAGGAATACTTCTACTGCTAAAGTTTACGTTTTCTAATTGCACAAAACTTAAACTTGCCCAATCAACGTAGTTGTCTGTACTTTGTATTTCTAAAGCAGGATTGAACAAACATAATATTTGTTCTAGTATCTGTAATTTCATTTCAGTATTAGTTGTCCATATATCTAAGTTTAATCTTAAATCATAAGGAACAGGCATATGTCTTTCAACTGTAACTGCGTTACCTTGAGTACGACTATATGTTTTTGTACTTTCATTATATTTTCTTTGTCTTACATGAAGTTTGTCAACAAAGTTTGGCTCTTGTACACGTTCTCTACTGTAAGTCATACTGTTAATATACGTGGTCATTCTTGGAGCACTTAAAACTTTATTTTCAGATGCGTCTCTCATTACTTGAGCAACATTACGACTCATGTCGCCGTATGTTACTGGAATTTTAATTAAGTCTCTATTGCCACTAGCATCTGGAGAACCAACTTCTACTTGGAAGTTACTGAATAGTCTTACAAATTGTAGTAAGAATCTTCTAATCTGATTATCGTAAAAAAATTGTCTAGCCATTAGTCATCTGCCTCTGGTGTTAATGCATCTTTAAGTGTCTGCCTAACTTTTTTAGTTGTGCCGTCTTCGTCGACGTATGTACTAGTATTATTAATAAATCTATCTTTTTGTGTAGTTCCACTTCCGCCTGTTGTACTTGTACGAACTGCATCTTCAACTTTAACCCAACGTTTGCCGTCATATCTAAATAAACGATTTGGTTTATAATCTAATCTCAATACAAAGTCTCCTATACTTGCACCACTTGGGAAAGCAGTTGCAGGTGTAACAGGATAGCCATTTGGAGCCACGCCGTCACCTGTCATACTTCCAGTTCCAGTGTAACCTTCTTGACTAGGAGTTATAGGAATTTCGTCAGCAGTAACAAGTGTACTACTTGCTCCTACAGTTGTTGTATCTGCACTATCTTCTTCATTGTCAGCCGGAGTACCGTCTGGGTTTGTAGGTACAACAAAAAATGAACTTGTATCGTAACCACTTTTTGGAACATCTTTTTCTGCTTGTTCAATTATTGCAGTGTTAATTTCAATTTCTTGTTTGTATGTACTTAATAAATCTCTTAACTTATTATCACTTCCAGAAACATCTGAACCATCTTGTTTTTTGGCAGTTTGGTCAAATATTGATCTGTATTCTTGTGAGTCAACAAGTGGTGTACACTTAACTCTCCACAAGTGCGGATACCATGTTGGACTAAATCCTTCAGCGGCTCTGTTACCATCTTGTACAACATAATAACGTCTTAGTGCCGCCGGCAGTGCCGAGTCTAGCGGGTAAAAATCTCTCATATGAGGTAGTTCTAATACGTCACCATTAATAAGTTTTCTACCTAATCCTTCTAACATATCGTTCATATGGAACGTAATAAAAAGTGTATCATTTTGCAAAAATAAACCAAATTGTGTTAGATCAAAGTCTATATCTGCAACATTATAGATACCTCTTAACTCGTAAACTGACGTATCATACTTCCGGTCTCTGTTCTCTAAAAACAGTAAATCTTGTATATTTTGTTCTGATTGTGTAGCATAACTAGGTTGTGATTTATCCGTGCCGTCGTTATTAGCCGTATCGGCACCTAGGAATTTATGAATGTTGACACCGGTACCACCGACAGTAAACATTTCACGAATCCTGTTGTCGAAAAAGTTGTAGTCTTGCCCTTTCTCGGGCTTCCACATGGATAATCTTGGCATTAGTTATAACCTCTTTGTAGTATTTATATAAATAATTTTCCTTACTAATATACCAAAAAAGGTTGACAAATTACTAAAACACTGTATATTTAATTATATTCGCATATATAAAGGCATACAGGAGAGTAAATTGGCTAAAGGAATGTCTATGAAATTACCACGCAGAAAGCCAGCAAAAGTTAGGTCACCACGTTTTGCTGACGAACAATACACTGGACCAGAGCCCGTATGGGAAGACTGGCAGTCATGGACTATTGAGAAGTTTCATAAAGAACGAACTAGAGTAAGCACATATTACAATCATTTTTACACATCAAAGGACTTAATTCCAAAAGTTCGTGAATGGATGAAAGCAAATGGATATAAAGCAGAAGATATAAAAGCCATTAATGCTATTGAAGTATGGAGAACTAGTATTACAGTTTGTGGATTATGTTGTGCATTTTTAAGAGGTATGCCAGACACCCATCCAAACTATGATGCATATTTAGAAACACTGCCAGGTGTTATGGGAGGACAAAGTTCAGCAGATGAATTTGTTCGAAAGATTATTGACGAGAATATTGTTTTAGGAAAAGTAGTTTTGAAAAAACGAGGATTTGAAGTAGAACAAAAAGTTAAACTAACAGGTGGACCAGTTTTAACAATTCAAGATAGGTTGAGAATTGCGGCACTAAATTTAACAGATGAAATAGAAGAAGGAATAGATGATGCTATTGCTGACCTACAAAAATTTGATTTAAAAAAGTTTAGTCCTTTAAGTATACTCCGTAAACAAGGATGTAAACCTGCCCATGCAAAAATTATTAGAGACCAATACAAAGATAACTTATCAGAGATGGAAGAGTTAATTGGCCCTAAAAAAGAAGACGACGAATGGTATGATCAACTTATAGAAGCATATAGTAATTTAACTCCAAAAGATAAAACTAAGATGCATGAAATTTATAAAGCAATTGACATGGCTTGTCAAATGTTAATTGAGCATGGTAAAGCAGAACGTAAGCCACGTAAAAAGAAACCAGTAGTAAAAGAAAAACTAGTTACTAAAATTAAGTATCAAAAAGAATTTGCAGACTATGGACTAGTTAGTATTCCTCCTATTGATATTATTGGCTCTAGTGAACTTTGGATTTATAATACAAAGACTCGTAAACTAGGAAGGTATATAGCAAACAATATAGACCCATCAGGACAAGAACGTGAAGGTAGTGGTTTAAGTATTAAAGGAACTACTATAACGGGCTTTAGTGATGAGAGTGTACAAAAGACCCTACGTAAGCCTAAAGAGCAACTAGCGACGTTTAAAAGTGCTGGAAAGATACAATTACGCAAGTATCTAGAAGAGATTAAAGCAGTAGACATTAAAATGAACGGTAGAATTAATGAACAGACAATCCTACTGAAAGTTGCTAAATAGTAGTAATAAGGAAGTATTCAATGGCGGATTTAGCAACAGAAAAAAATAAAGTATTCGATTATGTCAAGGCTAGTTTAGGCGGAGGCATGGTGGATGTTGAACTTGACCCTAATCATTACGAGATATCATTACAAAAATCGTTTGACGTTTATCGTCAAAAGAGTAGTAATGCTGTCGAGGAAAGTTACGGAATTTTAGAATTAGTTAAAGAACAACAAGAATATATCCTACCTGACCAAGTACAAACAGTCAGAGAAGTTTTTCGTAGAAGTACAGGCGGAACTGCAAGTGGTTCATTATTTGAACCATTCGAAGCAGGATACGTTAACACTTATCTACTACAAGCAGGTAGAATTGGCGGACTTGCTTCTTACGAAATGTTTTCTCAATACCAAGAATTAACGGCTAGAATGTTTGGTGGTTACATTAATTTTACATTTGAACCTGTAAGTAAAAAACTAACGATTGTTAGAAAAGTTCGTAATACAGGTGAAAATGTACTTCTTTGGTTATACAACGAAAAGCCAGACGTAACATTATTAACAGATAATCGTTGTAAAAGTTGGCTATATGACTACACACTTGCACGTTGTAAATATATGCTAGGTGAAGCAAGATCAAAATTCGCCACTATCGCTGGTCCACAAGGCGGTACATCACTTAACGGTGATGCCCTAAAGGCAGAGGCACAAACAGAGCTTGACAAACTCGAGCAAGACCTGTATAATTTAACAGACAGCCAAATGCCGATGACTTGGGTAATTGGCTAAACACTAACCACTAATAGGTAAATTATGATAATAGGAATATGCGGACTCATCGGGTCTGGAAAAGGTACAGTTGCCGACATACTAACGAAAGAGCATGGCTTTAAAAAGATAAGTTTTGCTGACTCGTTAAAAGACGGTGTATCAACTATATTCAACTGGGATCGTAAAATGCTTGAAGGTGACACTAAAGAGAGTAGAGATTGGAGAGAAAAACAAGATGATTTCTGGTCTAATGAAACTGGTAAAGAAATAACACCTAGGTTAGTTTTACAATTATTTGGTACAGAATGTATGCGTCAAGGATTCTTTGACGGTATTTGGGTAAGCCTTGTTAAACAAAAAATACTTGCAAATCCTGATAAAAATTGGGTAGTACCAGATGTACGTTTTCCAAACGAAGTTTCAACTATAAGTGAGTTAGGTGGAAAAGTATGGCAAGTACGAAGAGGTGAAAAACCTTTGTGGTGGGCAACGGCTATAGGTGTTAATCAGAATTATGACAGTATACAAAATAATGTACATTCGATGAGTGTAGTATTTCCTGATGTACACGAAAGTGAATGGCGTTGGGTTGATGAAGATAGAAAATTTGATACTATTATTGAAAATGATGCAACCTTAGAAGACCTTAAACGTCAGGTATTAGATCACCTTTCTTAGAGTTCCAACCTGAGTGTCCTAACTCAGATAAACAATTTAAACACACAGATTTAAGATTACTATGTTTGATGTTAATTAAGTTACCATCAATAAAATACACCTCTATCTGGTCATAGTACTTTGCGTTAAAACCACAATTTTCACATTGAGTTTTCTTTTTATATCCTGCTTTCGCCCATACTGTTAGTTTAGGTTTTCGTACAAAGTTGCGGTTGCAACTATCACACATACGACGGTAGTATACCTTTTCACCTTTTCTATAATTTATAGCACTAGGTTTCTTCTTACATTTAGCACAAATGGGTCTAGTTTTCATAATAATATTTATGACCGCTCTTTAAAGGTGATGTGATTCCTGGTGGCAAAAAGGCCCTTTTCCAAGTTTTTTACTAAATACTATAACAAACTTGTAATATGAATTACACGAATTATAATTATGCGAGGTAAAAAATTATGGCGCTAGTCTCACCAGGTATTGAGGTTAAAGTAGTAGACGAATCACAGTACGCCAGTACCGCAGTCGGTACTGTCCCTATGTTAGTTATTGCTACGGCTCAAGACAAGAAAGATCCCACAACAGGCGGAACAGCCAGTGGATCTGCAAAAATAAATGCAGAAAAAACTTATTTAATCGGCTCCCAAAGAGAACTTGTTTCTACTTTTGGCGAACCTACATTCTACAAAAGTACATCAGGTACTGCACTACACGGCTATGAATTAAACGAATATGGCTTAATGGCAGGTTACTCACTTTTAGGTGCAAGTAACAGAACATACGTTGTAAGAGCAGATGTTGATTTAGGAGAACTAGTAGGACAATCAGGAAGACCAACTGCTAGACCAGTTAACGGTACTCACTGGTTAGACACTAGTAAAACTAAATGGGGTATTTTTGAATGGAATGCAAGTACACAAACATTTACTAATAAAGTACCAACAGTTATTACTGATTCTACTAAAGTATCAGCCGGTGTACCAATTGCTTCAATTGGTAAAGCAGGTGACTACTCAGTTGACGCTACTACAACAAGTAATACTGTAGCAGTAAGAACTGCATCAGGTTGGAAAGCATTAGGAACAACTAATTGGCATACGTCAATTCCTTCAGTAACAGGTACAGTATCAAACGGAACTGTTTCAAACGGAGATAGCATCACAATTAACGGTGTTGCAGTTTCTTCAACTGGTACAACATTTACACAATTTGCGGCAGACATTAATGGTGCTTCAATTACAGGTGTAACTGCGGCATTAGTAAACGGTAAAATTGAAATTTATGGAGCCAGTACTGCGGCAAGCAATCAAATTGTTATTGCAAACGCAAGTGGTTCATTATTAACTGATGTAGGCTTAACAGCCGCAACAACAAACGTTATTAAAGTAGTTCAGGCACCTCACACTGAAGTACCGGAGTTTAAAACAGCAGATGCTGACGCGGCGCCAAGCGGCAGTGTTTGGATTAAAACAACTTCACCTAATAACGGAGCAAAGTTTGATGTAAGTTCTTACAGTACAACTTTAGCCAAGTTTGTTGCTAAAACAGTTAATGTATATCGAGGAGACAGATATGCATTATATGGTTTAGATTCAGTAGGTGGTGGTTTGAATATTGAAGCGGGTACAGTTTATGCACACGCATTTACAAATTCAAGCGGATTCACATTATATAAAGTATATGAAAGAAAAGTAAAAGGTGCAACTGTAGTTACAGGAACGGCAACAAGCCCAACTTACTCAGTTGGTAACGCATTTACAATAGGTGCTACAACTAAAGGTGCAAACACTGTAACAGTATACACGATTACTGCAACAGGAACAACAAATGCATCACTAGTTAATGACATCAATACTGCGGCAATACCTTACGTTTCTGCTACACATGATAGTACAGGAACA